TAAAGAAGGTAGTAGCATCACTGACTCACTATATGAAACTGCTCGTGCAGAGTTCAGAGACGGTGTAAAGAATTCCGAGGACATGCACATGTTCTTAGCTAAACTTAAAGACGAAACAGGTGACTTAATTGGCACTCGTTTGTTTGAAAAGATATCTAGGATTATGACGCGTAAGCTAGAAGAAGAAGTTCCTGTAACTGGTAAGTTCATTAAGTTCTGGAAAGACGTCGCACGAGATTTCGTGAGTGAGTCTGGTTCGGTAGACATCCCGTGGGTGACTTTCGATAATAAGATAATGATGCAACGCTACCGTGTAAAAGAACAAACTAGAATTGACTTCACCGACCCTGTAACGGGCGAGAAGGTCTTTAACATATACGAAGCACCTAGTGCAGATGGTAAGCTGCTATCTCCACAATCAATCCAAGACGCTGCGATTGGTCTGGGTGTTAATGGCAACCACAGTAATGATGCTGTGCTAGTCAGAAAATTTCACCTTTGGGGTCGAAGAAATAACGTAGACACTGGAACTATCCACGATGCGTTCTTCACAAACTTAGGTGAGGCGGTTAACGCTAAATCTGCCTTACGGGACATCTATGCAGATGCTCTTGGAGAAGGTACGATTGAGAAAACTCTGCGTGAAATGCGGAGACAAGGTTTGTCTCGTAAGACTTATCTTAAATACTTAGCAAGAGCCAGAGCTGATGGGCTTATCAATCCTGATAACAAAATCACTCCTCAAGAGCTTTTGGAACCATTCCGGGACGGAAACGACTGGTATGGTATTGGGCCATAATATTTGTAATAGCTATGGAACAAAAGACTAAAAACAAAACGTGTCTGTGACACAAAATTTACATATAAAAACCCTAGCTGTGCTAGAGAGGAAAATAACATGACTGAAGATAATCAAGTAAAAGAAGTAGCAACAGAAGAAGTTGTTGAAGAGCAACCTGTTGTAGAAGAAACTGTAGAAACCCCCGAAGCCCCCAAGGATAGCGTCGAAGCCCTCGTTGAAGAACGTCTGGCAAAGATGAAAGCCAATATGGACCGTATGGCCTCTGAACGTGATGAAGCTCTCAAGATGAAAGCAGAGATGGAATCTTCCGCAAAGGAAGCAACTCTGGCTCGTCTTAAAGAAGAGGGCAAAGTCCAAGAGGCTCTGGAAATGGAGCTTGCCGAAGCTAAAGCTAAACTAGAAGTCTTTGCGAAAGAGACAACACAGCTGAAGCGGGACGGTGTATTGAATGATGCACTCGCTGGCATGGAATTCCGTAACGACAAATCACGCGACATGGCTCGTCGTGAAATTGTTGACCAGTTGGTCCAAAATGAAGAGGGTGCATGGTTGCATTCCACAGGTTCAAACATTCGTGATTATGTAGAAGCTTATGCTAAATCCGAAGACAACTCATTCCTGTTCCGCGTTAAGTCTAACACGGGTGCAGGTACAGGCAATCCAGCTGGAGCGCCTTCAACCGACAACGCCAAGGCAATTGGTGAAATGTCAACTCAAGAAATTCTAGCTCTTGCCGCCAAAGGTAAACTAGGTAACTTTAACCTATAAATATTTCTATACTATTATAGCATTCTAAAGGAATTACACAATGGCTATTACTAACACAGACTTCCAGAACATTGCTCTGGCAATCTCTGCTTACTCCGACGAAGCTTACACAACTGCTAAGAAGCTCAACGGAACAGGCATCGTTGCTGCTGACCAGCGCATCGACCTCTCCGGTGAATCTTTCATCGGTCAATTCCGCTGGTACAAGCCACTCTCGGCTACTGTAAACGTTGCTTCTTTGGCTTCCGCTACAGACGGCACATACACAGGCATGTCCACAGACGTTGCTGACTTCGTTAAGACTGTTCGTACTTTCGGTGCAGAGCAAGTCAACATGCAGGAAGTCGTATCTAAGGCAGACGGTCTGGCTAAAATCGCTCGTGACTTCGCTGAAGTCCGCGCACAGGACGAGCACGACGCTCTCTTGGCAGTACTCAAGGGTGTATCTGCTCACGAAGTAAGCCTCGGCACAACTTCCGGCATCGTCGGTTTCGACACAGACGCAGACGCTTCTGGCGTTGGTTCTTTCGTTGACGTTAACGCTGCTGGCCTCCACGGCGATGCTGCGACTGGCGCTTCTGACGCTCGTAAACTGTTCGACTCTTCCGCTATGGGCGCTGCTCGTGGTGAGCGTTTGTTCCGTTCCATCGGCGCTGCTTTCAAAGACTACGAGCCAGATTTCATGTACATGGTTACTTCCCCAGAAGTCATGGCTGAAATGCGTGCTGCTAACTTGGTTGACGAAACTACTGTCACCGAAGGCAACATCGAGTTCACAACAATCTTCGGCGGTAAGTTCCGTTTGATTATGACTCGCGCAAACCAGGGTAACGTCTCTGCTGAAGCTGAAGTTAACGCTCAGTCCACAAAGACAACATTCATCATCAAGCCAGGTTCGGTTGCTTCTGCTGCTATGCCTGTTCCAACACCTGTTGAAGTAGACCGCAACGCTGCGTCTTACTTGGGTGGTGGTTCCACAAACGTATGGTACCGCTGGGGCTACGCAATGCACCCAATGGGCTACGACTGGGCTGGTGCAACTACTGCTTTCGCTTCCGACGCAAACCTCGGCGCTGCTGCTTCGTATGCTCGTAAAATGGACGCACTGAACTTGGGCATCCTGCCTATCTTCCACGCTTAATTTAAATAGGAGAGTGAACTAATGGCACTTGTACTCAATACAAACAGCTACGTTTCGATAGCAGACGCTGATACATACTTTGAGACTCGTATTGATAGTGCCAACTGGGTTGACGCTGAAGACGAAATCAAAGAACAGGCTCTTGTCACAGCCACTGCGCTGATTGATGACAATGCTTGGATTGGTTCTGCTGTTAGTTCCTCTCAAGCTTTAGCTTGGCCTCGTAAGAACGCTATTTACAACGATGACCGTTTAGGTCTTCAAGTAACTATCGCAGAAGACGAGCTACCAAGTCGTGTTAAAACTGCTGTTTATGAACAGGCTTTACATCTGGTAAACAATGAAGACGTCCTCATGGGACAGACTCAGACTTTTGAATCTATCTCGGTAGGCTCTATTAGTATTTCAGATAGTAACGGTGACACAACAAAGACCCCTATAAAGCCATCCACTGCCCTTAAACCTATTCGTCCTCTTATTCGTAAGGGTTCAATGGGTCAAGGTGCAGGATGGTGGAGGGCTAATTAATGTCACTCAGAGCTAAGATTAACGCTGCTGTAGAAAAAGCTTTTTCAGCAATAGGTGACTTAGCTGTTTCAGGAACAATCTCTAACAGGACAGTATCCTCCTACAACTTCGCCACTGGTGAAACTGTAGGGGGTACTGCCTCCCAACAAGTTAAAGTATTTATCCAAACAACAAACAAGCCTTCTGACGGTGCTTTCAGTAGTACCGCTATGATGAAGTCTAACATGTCTGTTGATGGCTACGATACCTTGACTGTTGGTAGTACAGTTTACAAAATTACTGACCACACAGATGATGGCTTTGTTATTACACTGTCATTAACTAAGGAGTAGTATAATGTACGACTTGATACTTAGAGATGTTGAAACTGCTTTTGCATCAGCTACTTGGACTTCTAATAATATTCAGACTATCCCGGATAACTACTTAGGGACTAAGTCTGATGAATACGTCCTGTTAAAAGTCATGCCCTCTAATAGCTCTCTTGCCGCTTACGGTGTAGAGAAGCAAATAGAAGGTATGGTTGCAGTTAAAATGTTTACAAAGGCTGGTGAAGGTCAAGGACGGATTATGGCTATTGCCAATCTACTTGACATCATCCTAGAAAACAAGACACTACCTAACGGTACAAAGCTTGGAACATCTTACTTAAACGTAGAGGGTTTAGACCCTCAAAACAAAGCACTTTATAGTGCATCCTATATAATTCCATTTATCAAATACGGAGAATAAAAAATGGCACATATCGCATCTTTGGGCGCAGGTATCTTCACTTACCTCGACCTTTTCAAAGGCACAATCCCTGCAGGTACAGACACAGCCGCTGAGTGCGCTGCTCTGTTCGTAGGTACAACACCTGGTACAGCTGACGCTGACCACGTTCGTATGCCTTCTGTACGTGAATTCCCATCCGTGGGTACACCTGCAAACATCGTAAACGTTCCTGTTTACGGTCAAAAGACTTCTTCTCAGGTTCAGGGTCAAGCTGACGCTCCTTCCTTGGAAGTTACAGTCAACTACGTAGCTGACGACATGGTCGCTATTCACGACCTCGTAGGCGAAAACGTTGTATTCCGCTTCATGATGTGCGCAAGCGCATGTACTGAAGACGAAGGTGCAGCTGCAACAATTACCCCAGAGAACACAGAGTTCTACTTCTTGGGTAAGATTGAAGCTATCCTTGTAAACCCAGCTTTGACAGACGCTACTACTGCGACTGTTACTTTGTCTGCTCAGTCCGACTTCTTCGGTCCAGCAACACTGTAAGCTATCTAGGGGGCTGCCTTCGGGTGGTCCCCGCCACAAGGAAGACTCATGGACAAACCATTCAGTAAAGCGTTTGTTATGCGTACGACCTTCCGTCATATGCGTAGAAGCGTAGATATTAGTATTCGAAAATCATTTGAGCGATTCCAAGACTTCGATAATGACTCTGCCGTAGGTAAAGAAATTATGGAAACTCTTTCTGTACTCCACACAGTACGTAAGATGTTGGATGACTTTCAAGCAAACAATACAGAACTATTTTCAGAAAAAGATAAATTAGATTAAGGAACAACTACAATGAAACATCTCGTTGGAAAAGTAATTACGAAAAAAGTCCCATTCATGGGCGACGAAGTAGAAGTACGTAAAATGTCAGTATCTGAGGTTATGAAGATTCAGGAACTGGTAAAGAAGGCAAACAAGTCTAAAGCAGACGATGCTCAACTTGGCCTCTTGCGTGACGTTATTCGTCTTGCAGTACTCGGTGCTGATGCAATTACCGATGAAGATTTTAACACCTTCCCTATTGGGGAGTTGAGCGAACTATCAAACGAAATCCTGGCCTTCTCTGGCCTGGGTGAGTCCGCAGCGGGAAACTAACCCCCGCTGAAGAGTCTATCTTTGAACTAGCTTATAC